GCGTCGACTTGAGATACTGGTTGGCGTATGCCTGGTTGGTATAGGTCAGCGGCATTTGCCCGTTGACGCGGGGCAGGTTGTACACATGGTAGTCAAACGTCCGCATCGCCCTCCCTGGGACACTCGCCGGTCTGATCTCCATGTCAATCGCAATAGGCCAATCCAGCGGACGGGCTCCCAGGTGCGCCAGGAAATTTGCTACCTGCGGTGGGTCATCTTGATCTGGCACAGGCACCGTGTAGGCTGTCACCAATAGTCCGGCCGCCTTCGCCCCCTCATAGTCGGCATGAAACCAAGGGTCACGGTAGTAACGCCCAACCGTGCAACGGATGGCAACATAGTGGTAACCAGCTGCATAGATAGCCCCCCAATCGTGCGGCGCTGTGCCATGCTTGTGATTGTTATAGCTAGTATCGAAACCTAGCAAAGTCATTATCCGCATCCTCTCACGGAAACACCACCTGCGCCTGTCCTACAATCAACGCCCAAATCAACGCAATCACCGAAACCCCCAACAAACTTGCCACTGCCATCATCGCTTTAATGAAGGGCGCAAAAGTCTCAAGTGTTCTCAGGCGGTCTTCATGATCTTTGGCAACCCGCTCAAGCTCAGTAAGCTGTTTGGCTGATAGAGGCACGTTTATTAATACAACCTCAACCTTGCTTCTGAGCTCTTTTAGGTCAGTTTTGATCTCTGCGATATCCCCCCGCAGCTCAGTGTAATCGTCGTGAGGCATGGTAAAGTCAGCCACTAGCCGGCGCACGCTTGCTGATAAACTTGTAATACCCGCTGGCTGCCAGACCAAACGCCGCCGAGGTGAACAGGATCTCCACCGCCTGCCCATAGGGTTGTGGCACAATGCCGATGAGTTGGTATGCGGTCAGAATAACCGCTCCCAACACCGCCGCCAGCATAGTCACCCGCTTCCCTGACCAGCCCAGCAGCCCCTTCAAAAACTCCACCAGCCCAAACACCAGGGCAATCAACTGTACCCCGCCAACCACATATGCTTCTGGATCGAACATAACTTCTCCTTAAACGCAAAACACCCGATGCAAAAATACATCGGGCGCACCCTAGCCGAAATCAATTGGATTGACCCCACACCTGTCAATCAGCGCTTAAAATGATTATATCATAAAATTTCAAATTTCAATTCCCTTTTTAGGGAAGGGTCGGGGATAGGTTGTTCCCCCGCCTCACCCTCTCAATCAGATCATCAATTGCCTCTTGCCCCGCGTGCCACAACAGCACCCCCCCGCAGGCGCACCACACCTCCATATCCATCGCGCTCTCCACCATCAGCCCCCCCATCTCTACGCGTAGCACCCGTATACCGTTCTTACGGAACACGCGCCCCACCACCTGCTTGCACTCCGGGCAGCGTATTGGCTTGCCGTTCTCCATAGTAGTATCATCCGTCATTCATCCTCTCTTTCATCTTTAGGGAGAGGGCAGGATGGGGATTAACCTCGCCACCGCCAGCGCCCCCGTCGCCCCCACCTGCATCAGCTTCTCTTTCTTTCTGTACTGTATATTCAGTAATCATTCTCCACTCAAATATTCTTTTATCCATTCATTATCAGCCCAGGTAACAGCCGCTTTATCCATAATCAACTTCAGGAACGCCAGGATATGCTCTGGGGATGTAAAGCGTATCCCAATACTTTGATTGTCTCCAATCCAGAATATAATTGTCACATGGTCCTCATAGGCATATGCCTCAGGTGCAACATACACAACTTCCGGCAATCGCGGGCGTCTATTCCTGGACATTATGCACTCCAAATATCTGTCTTGTTCCTTCAATCGCCACAGGTGGCTGTGTGTATCCACTATGTACCCATAGCCATACTTTGCCATAAAACAACATGGACAGTCGCTCTCTCAGGGTTGGTCGCCAGCACGACACACACATTAATCCATCTGTATAGACTGGCAATGTTCCACATTGTTCATCCGTCCACCCGGCAGGTTTGACAAGGTCTTTATTTGCTTCTGGAAATTTTATCGGTTTCATAATCCATCCTTTTTATCCTTGCCCGTCTCCGGTGGCTTCCCGTTCACCGGAGATGGGCAAGCTGACCAGATTGCCGCAATCGCCTATTACACACCTCCCGATGACCATGGAACCGCGGCGTATCCCACGTCATCGTTTTGGGCTGGGGCGCGACCTGCGAATTCACACACATATCATCAACATTTTATTTGCTCTCGTAAGATCGCAATTGCATCATCGTTAGACATACTGTGCAATCTGGCAAATAAATTGATCACATCCAGCGGCTTGGGCGTGCAGCCGGCAAAACAACCGCAAATCTGGCGCTGAGTGTCGATCCAAAAACTGGGATGCCTGTCATCATGCAACGGACACGTTGTCAATAGCCAGTGGTCACCAGTGGCAATCGTATTGCCAAAAAAGCTCTCGATTGATAAACTTGCCCGGATCTTGTCGATAACACCAGTACCGGGCGGAGCGCTGCGCGGCAACATAGCCAGGAGCCACGGGTCATCAACAGACCGGGCAACAACCGGGTTAACAACTCCCGCCGGCAAATCCTGATCTGCCAGCACAGCCGCCGGCAACACATCGGAAAGATTAGCGACCAAAGGGAAGTTAAAATGCTCAGTAAGGGGGGTATAGACAGCCCCGCTCGGGTGGATCGACCCTGCGCCGATCACATAACCCCCGCGGCACTTGATATCAATCTTACCGACGCGCCGGGTACGCTCGGGCTTGGGAAGACGAATATAAACATGTACACCCCGGGAAGTTACCACTTTATAAGCCATCCAGCTGACCCACTCCGGCGGTCCGGGTTGGCTTCTTGCCCACAACAACCATTTAGAGTAATCACTCATATCGTCAAAATCTAAGACGGTTAATCCTTGCCAACCGGTTATAATCCCTATATTGCGTGGCTTCGCGAACCACCACCGCAATTCTTGCTCAGTAGGGAGTTGGGATTGATATTGCTGCCATCGCAAGAGCGGTCGCTTGTCACGGTATTTCACCGGGATTACTGCGATCCCCCGGTGAAGAAAGCTTAGTGCAAGGTTTATTGCGGAATTGGTCATTGTTGTTCTCTAATATTGGTTACAGATGTTACATGTAACATCTATTAAATTACTTTTACTGGTAAACTTAATTTAATAGCAGTTACGCGTAACATCTGTAACATCTGTAACACTCATGGCCCTTTCAATCGTATTCCTGCATAGCCGCGCAGCAAATTCCTTCCGGTTCTAGCAACAAACGGCTTCCCCAGTCCCAACTTAGTCAGCGCTGCTGCCAATTTGCGCGTATCCAGGTCGAATCCGGTTAGCCCAGCGTTTTTCAGCTCCGCCAAAATATCGAGCGTCGCCATCCACCACTGGTTATTGCCGGGGTCGATCTCAAATAAACGCTTGATAGTTTCCTCCACCACGTCTACAATCTGATATTGTTGGTTGATTTCCTCCGCCTGGTCCCACTCGTGGGGTGTCAGCTCCCAGGGCTCGCCGCTTAAATACAGATCGAACGCTTGCGCCCAAACTTGGTCAACATCTATCCGAGTGTAAGACCAGTCGATATTCTCCAGGTGCACCACCATGAAACGCCGGTTGCCAGTTGGATCGGATAGTAAACCCCCCTCGTTGTTCGCCGTGCCGATGAAGCTAGTGATCACCTGCCCGATCAGATCAAATTTCGCGTACGGCTTTCGGTCTCTCACGGTCTGTGTGGTCAAAAACGCTTTCAGCGCTTCCCGGTCTGCCCGCCGGGTTGTAGAGCCAAACTCGTTCACTTCCCAGATCCACGTCCATAGGCGTCTTAATCTACAATCCTTGTCATCTGGCGTGATTGCTCCCTCATGGTAGTACTCCGGCATCGGGCTCGCCAGCCACTTCACAAAATGGCTCTTGCCGATGCGCTGCCTGCCATCCAGAACTAATACTCTATTTTGTTCACCCGCCATCACCCGCGCTACCGCCCCCACCAGCCAGCGCCGCATCCAGGTTGCAAAGACGTTGTGCTCATCCCAAAAACAAGCGCATAAATTCCCGATTGGGTCGCCACCGTTAAATTTCAAGCCTGTCAAATAGTCCCGAATCGGATGATAACGGTGCAACCAAGCGGCGCCGGTGTAGGCGTCCTCCGCCACACCTACTTCCCACACCCCCACGTCGCGCAATTTGCCTCGGATGATCTTTGCCAGACCATCACTCACCGGCACGCCGTTTGCCTCGATCTCGTGGGTGCATAAGTTGTATTTGAATTCATATCCTAATGACTTCAGCACCTGCATATACTGAGCAGTCTTGCGTTTCTTTCCCGGGCTGGCGGTTTGCAGCCATTGCCGCAATTCAGCTGCCCGGGTGGTAATTGCCCCCAGCACAGCTGCCTGCGCCGCCGGCGGCAGGTTCTCGATGCTGAGAGCGATAGCATCTTGCACGTTGCCGCCAATTTGGATAATCTGCTCGTGCATGCTCCGCCATGGTTCTGCCCTCGGCGGCAACAAATTTGGCGGCTCGCCGCTCGCCAGGCAACGTGCAATTTGCTCCAGCCCATCGATAAATTCCTGCTCTGGCTCATTGGCGTAATATTGTTCCAGGATCTGGGCGTCGCCCGTATTAATCCCGGCATTGAGCAGGGTGCGTAAGTTCGCCATTTAGAGTTTATGCGTTCAGTAAAAGCTGCTTGGCTTTATCCAGTAGATTTGTTGCCCGATCTGCCGTCACAATCGCCCCGCCGGCTGCTTTTGCCAGCCGGGCCAGGAATTCGCGGCCGTGGGGTCTATCTTCCGGACCGACAAAAATCACATGAATCGTATTTTTGTATTGAACAGCGATCCCTAACGCATCCGACTCGCTATTTGGCTCGCCATCGGAGATGACAATGAATTTCATCCCTGGCACGTCGGCGATCTTGGCAAATCTAAGCGCCCCGGCTAAATCAGTACCGCCGCCTAAGTATTGCGGTTTTCCGTTTGGGCAGAAGATGGTTGTATCTGAGAAGGCTAAAACCGCAATTTTCCCTGGCATGTTCTGTTGTAAGCTCGCTAGCTCCTCGCACGCCACACTATAGCGGGAACGCCCGTTGCGGGAATCTTCTGCCGCCATGCTGCCGCTCGTGTCAACGATGACGATTACATCGCAGGACAGGAATGTTTCCGCGATGCTCTTGCCCGTGTTTTGGGCAATTGATCCAAGTGATCCGGGGATGATTGCATTGTTCATCGCACACAGTATTCCTTCCTCGCGCCGCAATACACGCACACGTACACTTCCCATCGTCCGTACTCGATCAACTGGTGGGCTGTACTCTTGCCGCACCGGTCGCAATACATCCGGTAGTAGTCGATCTTGCGCTTCCTGGCTACTGCTTGTCTCACCATTTCGATGAATTGCACGCTTTCTTTGCTCATACCCATCTCTCCGTAAATGTGTCATTGCCTGGCTGCCAGCTTGTTACTAAGACCTGTCCCCGGCTATTAACGATATCCTCCCACGCCAGGATTTTTTGTGTGATAAAACGTCCTACCTGGTCAATTCCCTCCGCCATGATATACCCACAACGCAATGGCGAGCGATACCCGCCAGGAGTCAAGTCCATTGTTTGCCAATCAACTTTCCTCTTCATCGTGGCTTCCAGCGCCAACCCGGCATCGTAACGGGCGCGCTTGTCTGCGTTGCTCAGGATCTCGTAGGCTTCTTGGATACGCATAAAGATCTCGACTGCGTTCTTTTCCTTGCAATAGTCGGGGTGCCATTGCTTCGCCATCCGGCGATAAGCGCGTTTGATCCCCTCGTCGTCGGCGTTCTGCGATGCGCATAACACCCCATATAACGATTGCGCCGGAGGTCTTTCGTTTTCTTGCACAACGCCATCGAACCACGATCGTAGCACTAGCTCCGGAAAGACAACTGACCATTCGCCGTTGCAATATCCGTAGGCGCTCCACCCGTCATCTCGCCATTTAGTAATGCCAATATAGCGCACGTCCAGTACACGAGTGTCAACAACTGGGGTTGTCACAATTTGCGGCGCTAATATGGCAACCCCGATATACTCAGCCACCCAGTTTGTCAGCGTCTGCCCATGCCGGGGATGCACCAGCCATCGCTTGCCATTCGGATCCCAGCGTCGTTCGGCTTGCGGCAGCGCTTTGATTTTCGCCGTCAAGCTTGGCTCATAGCTGCATGTCAGCGCCAGGGTGCCATTTTCGATAGTCAGCCGCGCGAATGGCGTGTGCTTGCTGTACCTAGTCATACTTACCTCTACACTGCCCCCAAAAATCACAATAAGCTGGGCTGCACTTCCAGGTTGTGGGATTCTCAGGATAGACATTTCTGGATATCGCTTCCCACACATGCCGGATCATCCCGAACAGCCACATCACCTGTCCTGGTGTATGCTTATGCTCGAATATGTCTATCTTGGGCTGTTTTGTCTTCACAATCACATAATGCCTGAAAGTCCATTCGTGATTATGCTCACCTAACTGGTTTAGCGCGGCTAAGTAAAATAGCGGCTGCGTTTCGCCGGTCGCTCGGTCAGCAGACCACGACTTGGCGGATGTTTTGAAGTCCCCCGGCACACCCGCTAGGTCAATCATGTCAATATACCCAATCACCGGCACAGGCACCCCCGGCACGCGCAGCTCTACTTTGCGCTCGATCTCAGTTGCTTGTAATTCACTTAGGGCATCGCAGATCGCCCTGTCGCTCAGTATGCGAACGCCCTCGTTGAAATGTTGTTCCGGGGTGTCTGTGCCCCACACTATCTGCTCGCCCTCTAGAGCCTGGTTCCAGGCTCTTCCCCAAATACTGAGCAAATCCTCCTGAGTCATAATATTCTCTTCGATGGTCTGGTGCATTGCCTTGCCGAAAATCAGGTCGGGCGTTGAATAGGTCGGGATTTTTTCCACATACTTAAAGCGCCAGCTCGCTGGGCATGTCAGATAAGTTGTTATGCTCGAGTAAGACAAATGCTCGATCAGTGATATGTTTGATTGAGTGGCGCTCATATCATATTCTTCTACTTTCTAACACGCTCAAGATCTGCAGTACTTCTTCGTCCGTCGCTGGGATCTTTCCCCCGTTTGCGTTCATGATCACCTCGGCGTCGTAGGACTCCAGCAGTATTGCCAGTAGGTCATGGTTAGTTTGTGTTTCTGGCTTTTGTACTGGAATTTCTGGTATGGACTCTGTTCCCGAAGTCAGCCATTCAATCACCGGCAGCATGAATTCCGGACCAGGCTTTTCGATCTTGAGATCGGCTACTGCTGGACAGCGGCTTTTAGAGACTGTCATAATGTGCGACCAGTCGATGTCACATACCAGGTCGAATTCGTACTCTACGCCGGGCCTCTGCACTGGCGCCATGCCCACCCGCCGTACCACGGTTTTGCCTTGCTCGTTGATTTCTTGAACATACTCCATCCGGCTGCGCATGGTAGTGATGACGTGGCATGGCGATTGCAGGATACTGTCCACCATACGGTTATGGATTGGAGTCACCGTTCTCCATGCAGTGTAATTGTTGCCTGGCGCCCGGTCTTTGATCTCCAACGCCCCTCCAACGCCTTCCCATGCGTGCGAGAGCGAATCGATCACCAATACCGCGTAACCCATACGTCCCGCCGCCAGCACTGCCTCGGTGTATCGCTCTGGTGAAAATGTGGTGAGCTCAAGTACATCAAATTCCCAGGGGATTCCATCGACAATTTCCCCTGCATATTTAGATGCACTGCCTCTTTCTGTGTCGATCACGGCGATCCTGCCGCCGTTTACCAGCGCGTGGGCGAAGCGCAGCGCCGTATAGGTCTTTCCCGATCCCGCCGGTCCATCAATTGTCATTCGCAGCCGGCTCTGTCGTCGTGTAGCTTTTCTAAACATTCTCATCTCCTTGTATGGCTAAAAACAATTCTCCGTTATCCTTGGCAAAGAGCTCCAGGCTCTCGCCGTCTTTCAAACCCAGTGCAGCTCGCACTTTGCGCCGGGTGGCGTTGCCCAACGGACAACCGATATCCAGGTCGGTTATTCCAGATATAGCCACTCCCGCCCTTCCTCCCGCCCAAGCCAGTATCTCCATCGCTCGTTCCACGCCGATCCCGGGCAGCGCCGCCAGGATTGCCGCGCTCGGTCCCAAAACCGACGGTATCCGTGGTGGCAATAGCTTCATCTCGATCTCTCGCTTGCGGTATGCCAGGCGGATAATGCAGGCTTCAAAGTCCTGGTCTCCCCCGCAAAATACTACGAATACCCCCATTTCTTGAATGCTCAGTAATGCTCCTTGCACTGCGTCCCAGTTCCAGCCAGTTTGCCGCTCGGTTATTGCCTTGCCGCCTGGTCCGCGGGAAATCTCTCCAGTGATGACCAAATATGGCCATGTAGTCAGCTTGCCGTTAACCTGCTCGTCTATCCTGGCGTGGCTGATAGCTGCCATCTGCAGAAATAGCCGTTCTTCTCGAAGCGAATTCAGCAGATCATCTGGCGTCTTGCGCTCGATCACCAGCAAGCAGCCGTCATCTGTCAGCGCATGCACGTCGCCGTAATCCAGCAATGTGATTGTTGTAGGTGCACCGCCGAACATTAACCTTTGCACCCAGTCTGGCTCGCGACTGTCAATCATCACTGCCTGGATCATACGGCGCCTCCCGAAGCCATTTGATAAGGATTGGTAAGAAAATCAGGACGAATAACAGGTAACTTCCACATAATACTGAGCATATTTTGACAATCATATTTGTGCTCCTTTGCCTGCCGACCCGGAGGGAAGAGCCGGCAGGCAGTAAGGAGAATGGGCGAGGCGCACCTACGCCGCGCCGTTCGGGGGAAATCCCTGTAAGAGAGAGCGGCTAGAACGGCGCGGTCATCTCGGTGATAAGCGCTACGGTTTCAGGCGAGTCAATCGTGAAATACTTCGCCAGTAGCTTCTGCTCGGCGATCATCGGTGCCAGCTTGGCGCGGATCTTCTCTAAATCTGTCTCGCCTCGGGCTGCGTTCTGAACATAAAATCTCAAGAATTTGAACGCTGTCTCTTTCTCTTTGCCGTTATCACTGGATGGCGCAGATGACGTCGCCGGTGCATTGCCATTAAATGCCGCCAGACATTCTTCGCGCGTGTCGTAAATCGCCAAAAAACGCAGTGTAGTGGCGTTCTTGACTTCTCCGTTTTGATTGGTGTATGTCCTGCCGGTGGGCACAGTTTCCACCTTGGCGAACTTGCCGTTGATTTCTTGCAGCGTCATTACACCCAGATCGCGCAGGCTGGGTAGCACAATATCTTTCCACTCGCCGAACTCGGCGAGCATGCGGCGCTCAATCGGCTGTTCGATCTTGCTCTCTTCCAGCGGTGTAAGCAAGAGGTCGATTGCTGTGTAACGCCGCAGAGCGTTGCCTTTTTCATCCGTTTGGTTTGGGTCATATGGAACTTTGCCAAAACCCTTAACCAACGAACAAGCCCAGGCGTTCACGGAAATTTCTCCGTAATACTCAAAGGCTTGCTCCGGTGGGTTCATGGCAGCTTCAAATGGATCGTAAGGTTTGGTAGCCATTCTTGTTTTCTCCTTTTCTCTAATCTTGGCTCTTACAGTTGTTAAGTAAAGTTTGAATTTCTTGCAGCGTAATGGCGACCAGCGCCACGCGTCGGATGATTTCAGTTGTTGTCAGTTGCTCTTCCAGGATTGGCATCATTAGCGTTTGGCACTTCGTTAGCCTGGCGATTGCGTCCATCCTCGCCCACTCAGCGTTGTTCGGCCAGCGCTTTCGATGCGTAACCATCCCCGATACTTCCCTCCTCTCTCCCGATTTGTGACTTAATCTGATTCTGGGATTAGATTTAAAACAATCCCGCCGATTGCCTGCATCTCGTCCAGCAGCGCGGGGATATTTTTGCAGCCGAATGGTCCTAGATTTCTACTTAGTATGGAACACATCGCAGCGTCATCGGAGATCCCACGTGTATCGATCACCGGGCAATTTACATGCGGCATCTCGCGGTGCTGAGTAAGCGCTGTTATGCGTTTGCGCCCGGCAATGATCGCCCAGCTGTCACCGTTGAAAAACGCCACTTGCGCGTTATTGATGATCTCTTCATCGATCAGTAACATAGGATTGCTCCTACGATAGTTACCGCTAACCCGATGCTGATAAAAATCTTTATGATCTTGCAACGTAAGCCCTTGCCCAGGTCACCCGGATGTACTGGCACCACACACGAGCCTTTGCTCGTGCTCACGATAAAGTGCGACCCCTTGCCATTGCGCACAGTTGCCCCATGTTTTAGTGCGTGGTGTAAAAAATCATCGCCGTTGCGGCAAGCGTCAAGCCGATTCTTGCTCATCGCTTGTCTCCTCGTGAAAGCCGCCCGCCATCTCCCCGCCTACGTCTTCGGTAAAACGCTGGATCAAGTCCAGCAATGCTTCCGCCTGGTCGCGGGTCATAAAAACTGTGAAGTCAAAAGAATACTCAGTCATTTCGCCCCCAGTCCAGTGCCAGCATCAACAGGCTCAGCGCCAGGATGAATACGCCAGATGCGATCCACTCAACCATTTTTCGCCTGCTCTTTCTTTTCTTGTTCTTCCCAAAACAGGTCAATTGCCCGCCTCACGCACTCGCCTTGGGAAATCCCAAGCCGTTTCGCTAAATCGGAAATCCTGGCGATGTGCAGCATACTCAGGGAATAGGTCTTTGTCACCGCATATTGCATTTTTGGGTCTTCGTTCTTCATAGTTACCTCGGGTTGGTGACTATATGTCACCAGATGGTTACATTATATATCGTTATTGTTAGTTTGTCAATGGCTGGCAACAAAATGTCACCCATTGGCTTTTCGGTTTGTGACAAACTATCGCCAGGAGAAAAACGGCATGTTCTCAGAATGGCTTCAAAGGGAGATCAATCAACGTGGGTGGTCCCAATCAGATTTAGCGCGAAAAGCAGGGATAAAACGTCAAGTAGTTAATCGATACATTAATCAAGAACGATTAACCCCAGATAAAGAAATTCTCATAGCCATTGCCCGCGCCCTCGACTATCCCCCCGAGGTCGTCCTGCGCGCCGCCGGTATCCTCCCCACTCTCCCCGATTGGCGCTCCGCCGCCGAAGAAATCCTAGGCTACAAGCTTACTGAGCTCAGTAACTCGCAGATCGAAGAGCTGCTCCAGTATGTCGAGTTTATCCAAAATCGCGACGAGCGTAATCTCGACCGCCGCACCAGCTACAAAAAACGGGAGGGGGAAACCCCTCCCGAAACGGTTAAGAAATAGAACAATTATTCTAAGACGATAAAATGAAACGGTTTTTTCTAGATCAAGAAGAACTAAATAAAGTTAAGCAAATACGCTTAGCTGGCGACTTAGATCGAGCCGAGAAGATTCTTCTACAGGCCGAGCAGACTCCGGCTACTTGTGATGAGCTTCGCAAAATTGCATCTATACGCGCGCATGAAGCAAAAAAACAGGGTGATTGGATGAAAGTTATAAACGTCCTTGAAGCATATAATCAGCACGCTGCTCGCTGGAAATTGCATTGTTTACATATTGTGAATCAAGAGCCGCCGGAACATACAAAAACAGATCAACGTTTGCTGCATGAAGCAAAAACAACATTAAACAACAATAGGTGAAAGTAATTGCTCTACTGATAAACGCACTTTGCATTCCACGCTCCACTATAACCGGTAACGCACACCGCAATCCACTCCCCACAGCCCAGGGCTGCCCCCATCGTCTAGGGGACCAGGACGCAGCCCTTTCAAGGCTAAAACGAGGGTTCGAATCCCTCTGGGGGCACACGAGCATTGCATTCCACCTCTTTCAACATGGGATTGTAGTCTGCGTTTCAAATTTATGTGAAACGGAGGTTGCAATCCTATGCTATTATCCGAAGCCCTGGACGGCTACTACCTTAGCCACATTGCTGATGGCTATAGCCCACTGACCATGACAACATATCTATCAGCTCTGCGAATTCTGAGTGGCTTTCTACACGATCCCAATATATCAGAAATATCTGAAACAGACTTAAAACGCTTCTTCGGTCACCTGCGCACAAGCTATGCTCCGGAGCATTCTGATAGCGGTCAACTCTCCACGGCTTCCCTGCATCGCTATTGGAAGGCTATTCGATCTTTTTTCAAGTGGGCAGATGCCAGTTTTGGAGTTGGTCGTCCTGATGCTGCCTTCAAAATGCCTCGTTATGCAAACAAAGAAATTATCCCCTATTCTGAAAACGACGTTCAAAGACTACTGACCGCTTGCCGGCAATCCCGTCCTATTGCAAAAGCAGGTAAGCGAGAATATCATTTCCGGCCTAATACTGCAGAACGAAATATAGCTATATTGCTTTTGTTCTTGGATACCGGCTTGCGCCCAGGAGAGCTTGCTAGGCTCAAAATCGGCGATATTGATTTATCCAGCGGAGAAATTCAGGTCAAGCCCTACAGGAGTGGTAAAACTCGTCCCCGTATTGTGATTGCCTCAGCAAAAACCCGCAAAGCCATCTGGCGCTACCAGGCTACACGAGGAGAATGTGAAGTGAATCAGCCCGCTTTTTTGACCAATGATGGCTGTGAAATGACTCGTCATACCCTGGGCAGCCTGGTGGCTAATCTGGGGCGGCGCGCTGGCGTGCCCAATGCTAATCCATATCGTTTTCGTCACACATTTGCTATCGAATATCTTCGCAATGGCGGGGATGTCTTTACTCTCCAGCGTCTATTGGGTCATGCAACTCTGGAGATGTGCCGCGTCTATCTGCGCCTTGCCCAAACAGATGTGGCGACTGCCCACCGCCGCGCCTCGCCGGTAGACCGCTGGCGGGTGTGATCACGGCAGCTTGATGACTCGGAAGAACGGCGAATAACGACTCACGTATAACATATCCAAATTTTCCCCGCTGCTTTGGTAACCCATCATGGTGAGATAATCACCGGCGTCGAGTTTACTCAGACAGGCAATGGATATCCATGTGGCACCACTGGACTGGGCATTTCGCCCGTCAACTGCCAGGAGTGTAGCGCCATTTAATTGAATCATAAGCCCACGCATCCCTGTCGTGTTTGCCGCAAATACCAGATGCCCAGTTGCCAGATACCAGCCCCCCAGAGGTGCAATAACTCTCTCCGTGTTGATGCTTGTCGAGTGCATCCCGTAAGGATCCGACATTTCGCTGTTGAAAGTCAACGTTTGCCAGTTTCCCGTGTTGGTGTGAATGATGTTGGCATTGTTATATACATCACATGCAATCACCGGTTGCTCGCGCGTTTCCAGTTCTGCCAGCTTGCCCTGCAGCTCGTCAATCTCACGTTGTATTTGTATCAAGATGTCCCGCATACTAACCTAATACTCTGAAATTTCCACTTATATCCAATCCGTTTTCGTCAATCTTGATTTCAACTCGGGTTACCAGGACATTAAATGAGCTCCCCTGATACTCAACAATCACTACATCACCCAATCCCCACTCGATACCATAACGGATTGAGTCACTGTTACGCAGTGTTCCGTTAAGCTTAACCTGTGGCTTCCCTGCATTCAGCGCCGAATATGCTTTTGCCTGCACTCCTGTAGTGCTTTTTTCGTTGCGCGCATCGGTAAAAGTTTCGCGCCGATTCCATGGGCTGCTTTTGACCCTGCTCACATCTTGCACCTCTACAATCACGCGGTTGCTGCCTTCCCCTTGCCCGCCGGCATAGATATAGTTCACTTCATTGCTCCAATCGTATTCCAGCGATGGATTATCCAGATTCCCCCATGATTTACCGAAATATACTTCTCTGCCGCTCCCTGCTCCACGATCGTTGCTTGGTTGCCCGGTATAAGTCATAAAAACATAACTGGCACTCGATTGCAAGCTCGGCTGTAAATTGAAAAATAACCGCGTCCCGTTTTCCTCGCTCACCGCGCAGATATCCAGCAATACTTGCATTAATGGTCGCCATGCAAATCCCTTTTCGATGATGGGCGCGTCGCTTAAATTCGCTCCTACGCTTAATCCGAGAGAACTCAAATTGCGCCCGGCGCTGGCGTCGCTGCCCAGATTATCCCTCACAATTTCTTTTAAGAGATCATCCGCGTAGCCACTCATGCTTGCCTGGCTGCTGTCTGCCGCATACGCAATGATGCGCCCGGTTAGCAAGTATTCCGGCGTGTAACAGGTGATCTTGACTCGTTCCTGCTCGTTTGCGTCATAATATAAAATTTTCCGAATAAAACCAACTGTTTCCAATCTGGCTGACCCGCCGGTTGGAATATAGTCTATTTCAATAACTCGATCCAGCGCTAGAAAGTTTCGGTCAATCGTTGCCGCCGCGTCAATTGTAAATACCCCTACGCCGTTAACCACCCTGACAATGTGAAGACTGGTGAAATCCTCCAGCAGCTTGTCGCGCACCCCGAGTGGGCTGCACAACCAGATTTCAAACATGTTACGCGCTCCCATCGATGCTCTCGTAGCGGTTAACCCATTGCAGGTAGGCTGTTATCGTTGGTGAACCGCTTTGTTGGACATAGAGACTCAAAAGATTGTCACCTGGCAGCAAGTAAAATTCTGCAAACTCACTGCCGCGTAGAACCTTATTCCAGATATTCCCGTAAATTGATGAAAGCACTTTGCGTTTACCCTCGCTAAAATCAACGATTACGACTTCACTATCTTGCAGCGCTAGGTCAAACCATAGGGTAGCTCCAGTTGTTTCGTTCTTTAAAAACACCAGTTTTGCTGACGTCCCGCCCGAACGCTTGATCACCAGGCGCGGGTGTACCCGCGCCGTTCCTGTATTTGTATACAGGTCTGTCTTGCTGTATGTTGCTGTCCCACTGGTGCCAAAACCGATAAATATGTCACCCCGATACGTTGCGAGTCCAGTCCCGATCGGAGTTCCTGGCAATGTGATGTCCAGGTTTACCCAGCTGGAACCATTCCACGCCGCCAGCCGGCTTGCCGTTGCTAGTCCACCTGCCGACGTGAAATTACCACTGGCATACAGTACCCCATTTTGGTCAAAAGCCAGGTTGTAACAATCGCCGCCGCTCAAACCACTCCCCAGCGGGGTGAATGTTTGCCCATTCCAGCGGGCAATTTTACTGCATGATACGCCGTCAGCAGTTGTAAACTGCCCTCCAACATACACGTCTCCGTTTGGCGCAACGACAATGGGCATGCCCTGTCCATTGAGACCGGTCCCTAGCCCAGTGTAGGTAGATCCATTCCACTTGCAAATACGTGTCAATCCAATAGTTGTAAAACCGCCTGTCAGATATATGTCACCGTTTGGCGCCAGCGCCATCCCCAGCACCGGTCCATTTAGCGTGGAGCTTAATGATTGCCAGGCGGAACCGGTCCACCTGGCGAAATAATTGACCGTCACTCCGCCCGCCGTCGTGAATTCCCCGCCGACGTATAAATATCCATCTTGACCAAACACCATGCAGCGTCCTGCAAGATTTAATCCTGTTCCCAGGGCGCTCCAGTTTGAGCCATTCCACACAGCGATCCGATTTGCCGAAACGCCGCCTGCGGTGGTAAACTCTCCACACGCGTAAACCTTGCCGTCCGCGCCAATGACAATGTCTTGCACCAAGCCGTTCATCCCAGAGCCGGCCGCGTACCATCGGTTATCATCAAAATCATAGTAGGCAATGTAATCCGCGTTCGCATCGCCGTTCCAGTTCAAGAACGACCCACCTACCCAGATCTGTTTCGGGTAGGAGAAACCCACATTGCTGCCAGATGGAACATTCTTATACGTAATAGCAATCGCCAAGACCGAGATCCCAGTCCCCGGGTTGGTCACTGCACTGGGCGTTATGCCGCTATTCCACATCTTATCTATCTTGGCTGCCAGGTATCTCAGGGTTGCACTGTCCTGTGTGATTAGGGAAAGAGCACTATCTGCTGTATCATAAAAATAGGGATCGTACGCCGTCAGGCTTAATGCAATGTCTTGCCATGTCGGTATCAATAGCTTGCTGATTTCTCTGTCCACCACACAGCGCAGCTCAACCTCATTATTTCCGCCGTTGTAACGCAACGCCAGTGGTTCATCTCCCGGTGTCAGGTCATGCTTGACCGCATTAATCAAAACCGACCGCCGGCTGTGCTGCTCAGATTGCGATGATGCCAGCGCTCCCATGCTCAGTAAGAGAGAGCGCGGTACTGCACGCGCCCCCAAATACTCAGCTCCCGGAAGCAACGATCTCTGGCTCACCTGATGTTTTGATTCAACCATGCCCGCGCCGCTCACTTCTTTGACAAAAATGTTTAGGTTATCTAGATTGACTACTTGTCCTATCCTGCGGGCTTCCGGCTCGGTTGTTGATGTCGATCTGTGCGAAGTGCCGTCCCAGTGACAATGCTCGCTGTCGCCATCGAAATAAGTCACGTCATACGCCGAGTTTACACACAGTAACCCATCCACATAAAAGGGTGCCGTAGACGCCGAATTGTTTTTTGTGATATACAGACGATTGTTAATGCTCGTCAATCCGGGAGTGTATTGCACGGAGTGACGTTCCCAGTTACCGGTCGCAACAAATTCTTTGGCTGTGCCTTGTAATGTTCCTGATGAGTTGGCGAAGTATATCCTGTAAGGCACACCAGCCTGACCTTTAATGTCCACACTGAAAACATATGGCTGGTCGCCGACAAATGCAATTGGACTGTAATAGACGCCGTCATATGCTCCGCTTGTCGGCGTCACGGTTAAACTATATGCGCCGCGCCTGGCAGTACCGATCACTCGCGCAATACTCGCTCCCACAGCTGTGTAATTGAGCGTGCTCGCCTCCACGCTGGGATTCACCACCAGGTTGGTGATCGCTTTACTATCCGGTACAACAATGCTCCATAATCCCATGACTACCCCGCTAACGCTTTCAGAAGCGCGAAATCTGTGATGATGTCTCCCCTGTTGCCCGCCTCGTGGATGGTCAAGTTGTAGTTATAGACCATACTGCCTGTTGCAGCATACAACGCTCGGCTGGCTACGTTCACATTCTTGGTTATCCCAACCGCCATGCCCGCCATCATATTCTTGCCTATTTCGGCAAACACAGTAGATGGAGATTCGATCCCCAAAAATCCCTTGGCAGCCTCAAATGCCGCTTTAGCTGCCGCAATGGCAGCTTTCTTGATAATGTCTAGCGCCGCTGTAATGCCATCCGCCACACCCTGGATAATTGACTTTCCCACTGCTTTCCAGTCAGTGTTGCTGAATTTGTCTTTAATATCCTCGATCAAATTGCCGACAATCATTTTGAGACTATCCCACGCCAGCTTAAATACGCCTTCGATCTGCTGCCACATATCATTGACGATTTCCCTCAGTTTCTCGCCGAACAGCCTCCAGTCTCCTTCCTGCGCCGCTTTGAACGCATCGAATAAGGTTTTTACCTGATCTTTAAACCAGTTATAGATGCCAACCACTGCATCCCAAATTCCTTGCACTGTCCTCTTGATCTCCTCACCGTGTTGATCCCAGAACAATTTTACGGCTTCTAAAAACTTCGTCACGGCTGTTTTTATGATTTCAATCGCAGCATTAAAAGCACTTTTTGCATCCTCCCACAGCTTCCTCACTGTGGCAATCACTTCATCGCCGTGCTCTTGCCACCACTGGCGGATGTTGTTCAAAAATCCCTCGATATACGGTTTGATCCATTCGACGATCTCCATTGTCTTGTCGCGGATACCACCCCAGTTGCCAGACCATGCCGCGCCTAACATGGCAATTACGCCGATGATCAATGTGATTGGGTTAAACAGACTGGCAATTGCGCCTGCGATGGCGACAATCCCCGCCACAATCGCCCCGGCTGCCAACACCGCCGCTACCGCAATCAACGCCCCGCGAAATTCTTCCCAGTGTTCCTGTACAAACGGTATCAATGTCATATTTACGAAATCACTAATCTTTGTTGCGATAGTTGATATGCCATTGACTACATCCCAAATTGCATCGACCACTCTCTCGCTCAGTATGTTGGATAACGCCTCCATCACCCCATTGATCAGCCCACCGCTTTCATAACCTTTCATAAACACATTCACCAGGGTTGTCACTCCCGCTGCAAATGCTTCGATATGCGGCACGATCGGGATAATGACTTTTTCAAGCAAATCCTGCAGCAGCGGTAGCACCGCTGTGCCAACCCCCTCCGCCACATTACTAAGCGAGTTTTTCAGAATATCCAGTTGCCCGGCAAACGTTTTCCCCGCCGCCTCCGCGCTCCCGCCGAATTCACGCTGCAACTCTCCCAGGATTAGCTTCTGCGCCCCCATCACATCCCCCGCCGCGACCATCTTTTCGATCATGGTCTTTTGCTCTTCGGTAAAACTTACCCCTACGCGGGTTAATGCCGTAATGCCTTTTACAGGATCGTTTAGAGCCTTGCCCAGTTGGATCGCGCTGCTTTTCAAATCCTGACCAAGTGCCTGGCTCATGTCGAGCATGACTTCGGTTGTATCTGGGAAAACATCTTTGCCGATGTTGGTAAACGTAAGTAAGATATTTTCTCCAGATAAGATTGCCTCATCTGAGAACCTGGTAACCTTACTGAGCGAATCCGCCAGCCCATTTGCCATGCCCGTTGTCACACCTGCCGCGCCCCCGGTCGATTCCAGCACTGCTGCAAGCTGCGCTTGCACCTCTTGGGCTTCCATTGCCTCCTTGACTGAGAATGCCAAACCACCCGCCAACGCGCCAGCCGCTGCAGTCGCCGCGCCTAAACCTATTGTCAGGATGCCCTTGCCGACGCTTCCCAGATCCCGAAAGACCTTGCTGGCTTGGTCATCAGCAGTAATCAGGATTTCGAGTTTTTCCGTCACTATTTACCCAAGTCCTTCTTCTGTTTCTCTGTTCGCATCCTGCTATACTCAGCCCAGCGGAACCACCAAGTGAGTTTGTCTCCGCCGGCGATTTCCCACGGCGGGCAGCTCCATTCTTCGGCGGCGACCAGGACAGATGCCCATAACGGACCGCTTCCCCCGCCGAAGATAGCGGCAATCAGCCGCCGCTTATCTCCGGGGGGACCGCTGTCGCTTGCAACTCCTTAATCTTGTCGCCCATCTGGTCAAACGTCGCTTTCAGCTCACCCAGGCTCAGCTTGCCAGCTAGGGCGAATGCCTCGGCATAATCCAAATATTGCCCGTCATCGCCAATGATGAAGCGCGCTACGAACTCTTTGACCTGCCGCGCTGGTAGTTTCGCCGTCCCCATTTCGTCCAGCATGATCAGGTCATCCAGCGTTATCCGGTTGGCATCCAGTTTGAGCTTGATTTCCATTATGGCACCGTTACCAGTTCATTGACTACGACAATGTTGCCGAATGCAGCTTTTGTGGCATTGTATCGACCCCGGAATGTGCCGGTGATGATGTCATTGCCGTCGGCTTCAGCGATCTTGTCAAACTTCTCCCACTTGCCCGCTAGGTTGATAATCAGAGTCTTGTACGTATATGTCGTCCCAGGGGTTGCCAACGCGCTGCCCTCCGCTTTAAGCTGGATCAGGCGCGGCGTTTGATTGCGCCAGTTGACCTTCTCAGCAGCGGCAGTAGCGTCGTGCTCGAACGTGATGTCCAGGGTCGCTTCGGGCGGGGTAAGCTTGATGAATGAGAAATACAGGTTGCCGTCCGCGGTAAATACCGGCATCCAGCCTGTTTTAACTGTAAAGCTGGCTTCTAGTAGGGTATTGGACTTCAGTGTAGCACCAAAGTTGCCTGTCACTGCATCGATATATAACTTAGTCTTCGAGAACAGGATCTCCTCGACTATCGGCACACTCAACGACGTAGTAAAGGCATTCAGAGCAACTTGTCGCCCCAACCAGGTGGCACCCATCATCCAAGCTTCACTGGCTTTACCTGTTAGATTCAGCTCAGAGACAAACGCGTATTCCATGCGTTCTGCTTCTTGGTCATCACCACCCTGAATGGTATACGTCTTGATCGTATTGGCAGTCGCAACCGGCAATGTATAATCGTAAATCTTACCCGATCCGCTGCCATCAGCAACACCAGTGCCAATCGCTTTGATACCCGCCTCCAGAATATGTGGCAGCTGCTCGAACGTCGCCTCGACAGATTCAAACTCGATGCTTCCCTGTAGTTTGGGCACATAAGACCGGTCCACGCCGGAGATATATCCGATGTCCTCTTCAACAAACTTCGTCTCACGCTGATCTTCTAGTGTTCCCATGCCGCGCCAGATCGTGGTCGCTGCTACCGGCGTTCCGGCAGTAGCTTCCCTTCCTAACTGGATTTTCCTCAACGCTTTGATGCTCATTCTTCACCTCGCTTGTTTTCTTGTTCCGGCAGTCGCGCCTTGTTGGTGCTTCCCCCGGCGTTTGCTTTAATCTCAATATACAACCCGGAGCGCAGCAGGAATGACCTCAACGTATCACCCTTATGAATTATCAAGCCAAAAGCCTCACTCTTTTCAAGCTCAGTAAGGTCGAAGTCGCTCAAATCCCGCGCCGGTATCCCTGAATAAAAACCTGGTCCAACATATTTCAGCATATTGCCTCCTATACTAATGGCACTTTCACGTCCACTTCAAATCGGTAGCCGATTGTCTCAGCCCCGTTCCATTCCAGCCTGCCAAATGTGCGTCGCACTTCAATCACACAACTTACTGAGCCTCCCAGAGTCGGATCGGCGATAAGTTGTTTCAAAAATGCGTCACGCATGCTCATCGCTTGTTCGATGGCTCTTGGCAATAGCTGCCTGCTCACGTGCAGCTCAGTATAGATGGTGGCCAAATCATCCCCAAAACTTGCCGAGCGGACTACCAATCTGCCCGACCGTTCGTAGCTGACTGCAAATGGGAACACGTTGGCGCTTTCAGTTGGAGCGTTTGGTGCCGCCCGCATCCCGCTCAGGCTCATGGCTTTGGCCTGTAAATTTCCGATGGCATCATTCAGGCTCATAGCGTCACTCGCTGGTATTTCGGTATCTCAAGCAAGCTAGCAATATCCGGATCTAACTTGGTGTAGCGGATTTGCCCCAGTTCCACGTTTGCCAGTGTGTCTTGATACGCGCCCTGACCGCGCTTGAACCAACGCACGGTTTGAATGATTGTCACCTGTTTAATTTCATCCGGCGCAGAGACCGAAAAGCCAAACGTACCAATGATCTTCACTGCCCGACGATATGGTGGCCATATTGATTTTGATCCACGTGGATTAATGTCAATCCGCACATATGGTATCCCATCCAACAGCGCATTATCCGGCCATAGAAAATAGTCGCTAGCTGAGTAAAGGGTATAGCTTGACAAATCCCCGCTCTCTGCCACGCTTACCGAGGTAGGTGCTGCCGCTAGCTCGTCAATCCATAGTTCATCTGTGCCTGACCCCGTGTAATAACGCGTCTCATCGGTACTCACCGCAAACGCCCCCGGCTTGCGCTTGAGATGAGCGTCAATTGCCCGGCTAGCAGCAGTGATCAGCCGGTTGACAATCGCATCATACTCAGTATTCCAGAGACCGGTTTGCCCGTCGGTCAGTTGCTCTATGATCTCAGCCAGTGTGCAATAAGTCATGATTCACCTCTTCATGGGAACGGTTTTACGATCACCCGGCAAAACATGCCGCGTCTCCGTCCGCCGATGGTAGCGATGCAGGTCAAGTAATACTCAGTATTAATTGACAGTTTAGAACAATCCAAAGGCGGAGAGGGGGAACGCTCAGTAACGAGAACCCCCCCCCGCCCGCAAATCTATTAAGTCAGTCGTTTCTCAACCAGGAACAACCCGCAGAACTGGTAGGTTGGCGAGGTGCCAGTTGTGGTTGCCACCATCCGGATGTAGCGTTTCTTAGTCCGGAAGTGAATCTCCTGTTTGCTGTCCACAGTGGTCACTTGCGTGAACGCCGCGCCGGAAATGTCCGAGTACCCGGAACCGCCTCCGGTGTCGCTTTCCTGCACTTTGACATCCAGGGTCGGACTGGTGCCGGAGATCGCGTTCGCAGAGAGGATCGCTTTGATCTCCCGCCCGCCCGGGTTGACATAGCCCATCAGATCCATGTCGCTGCCGTTGATTGTGGTTGGCGTTGAAACGGCCTGCGCTTGCAGCGTTTCTAGCACTGCTAAGTTTCTCATGGTAGCCATTCTTGTTTTCTCCTTTTCATCATGATCTCGGAGGGGTGTATGGCTCTACACCCCCCTATCCAGAACTCCGATATTACGATGTGCCTGCCTTCAGCACTTTCATCCGGTACGGTTCAGCGCAGTATCCGCCGACGCGCTTGCGTCCCAAAAGCAGGGTCAGATTGGTTTCGGCGTAGATCTCGCTCAGTCGCTGCAGAGAGAACCCCACCCGGTCGAGCACGATATACCCCGACAGGTCGCCAAACAGGATCGGGTAGGTGTTTGTCCCAATGTCCGGCATGAACTCATCCACCCTAACTGGCTTGCCCTTCACGCGCTCCGGCTCATCGCTTGCCAATCCTGCGTTCAGCAGGGTCTGCACGATGGGACGCTTCTGGGCATCCACCAGGTTCTCGACCTCTTTCAGAGTGCTTGAGTTCATCACCCAGGCCGCGTTTCTCCGATACTGAGCTGGCACCGCATAGTACAGGTTTAACAAGCGCTGGCCAGAATGACCATCGCCCGAGGTGGTGATCGCGGCGCTGGTGCCGGAGATCACGTACGCTGGTCCATTGGTATTCACTTCTGCCAGGATGCCCATGGGCTTGTTCACACCATTGCCGTTGAGGAAAACATCGTCCTCGCCCAGAGCGAATGCCTCTGCCATCAAATCTGAGGAGACGCCCAATACATCGAATGCCGCGTCCTCGATCAGATCGTTGGTGATCGGCATGCTCGCCATCGCCGTGTGCACCGGGATGGTGATCAACCCAAATACCGGGTCGGTCACACGATGTTCACTCGATGACGCCGGCTGCTCGCCGGTCCACGTCAGACGCACACCAGAGGTGTACTTGTCATCCGTGGTGTAGTTCACCCGTGGCCATTTTGCCATATCCCGGCTGGTGGTTACCACTCGCGCCAAGCTGCGGATTGCCGCCAGGGTTGCTACTTTTTTGATCAGCTCTGCATGATAGTCCTCTGGCACCAAAAAGCCGCCGGCGCTGTCAACGCCTGCGGACAACGTCTTGCGGTCTGACGGACCCAGTTCACCAAATCCCTTACGCAGGTATCCCTCGAATGCCGGGGAGTACTCCTTTGCCTGCACCACAATTGGCACGTGATAACGCAGGGTTTTCACGCCCACGGGTGTGGCAATCTCCATCTGCCGCCATGCCTTCACATCCACTGCCGGCGCGCCTTCATCAGGACCGGCAGGACGCCAGCCCAGATGAGCTGCCTGTGGATCACCAGGCCCATTCAAAAACTGGTCACTATCAGCCAGGCGCTCCGCCAGGTTGATCTTGGCTTTGATCTCATCCGCCTGCCCAAGAATAGTATCGATCTGCCTCGCTGCCTCTTGGGTCATCTGCTCTTCTTTGCCCTTCCATTGCGCAGCCAGCGCCTGGGCTTCAGCGATCTTGGCTGCGTACGCTTTGCGTAACTGTTCTAGGTTCATTGTTTCACCTCATGGTCAAAAATATAGGGTCTCTGGTTGCAATTGCCAGCCTTCGCAGTACCTGCCCAGTGAGTGCCCGACTTTTTTCATCGTCAGGCGGCTCGGCTGCTAACAGGATCTCCTCCAGCACTTCCAGTGCGTTCTTCAAGCGCTCCAGGTTGCGGGCGCTCAGCACTCGGCCTTCTTTCAATTCTGGCAGCATCAGCCGCGATAAATACGACCAGCGCACCAGTTTCATTTCCGGGGGGACTTTATCGAATTGCTCATAATGCCGCGCGAGGTGCTTGTAAACCGCCTCTACATCACCCTCGGGGATATCTACCCCGCCTCGTGCTCCCATCAATGCCCCCATGGCTGCCGCACAGCCCCGCCATACTACCTTGCCTACCCCGGTTTTCTCCGCTTTGTGATGTGGCAACTTGCAGTCAGTAAACTTTTCAGGCGGCATAGAGACCACCCACGCATAATGCGCCGCGATGCGCCGCCTTTCGGATTCTGATAGGTCATCCCAGGATTGCTCAGTAAAATCGGTTAGGCGCGGCGCTGACCATTCTTCACCCTCGTCGGCAATGCCCGTGTCCTTATAAGGCACTGCCGCCTTGCTCGCGATAGTGGCATTGTTCGCTCCCCAGTTCACGTCCGATGTGTCCCAGATACGCACCTCGCGCAGATTGCGCACCATGAGTTTACGGTCATCATACTCAATTTCCGCGAAGTCATACTTCACCGGGTCATAGCCAATGCTCATCTCTGAAATTGCGCCCGTCCGGATCCCCTCCAGGATTTCATCGCCGCGCGGCGTGCGTAGGTATTCGCGCACTACTATCAGCCCGCCAGTAGCATCCGGGTATTCTTTTTTGACCTCATCCGGCAGCTCCGCCGTGTCAACCTCTCTCAGCTCTCGCACCGCTGCCACCGGCGGTTGCATCATATCGTGCTGCCATAAGTGGCGTACCCTGCCGGCGTTCTCTTTTATGGTCTTCTTGAAAGCGCCTCTGTGGATGATATCCCAATAAGTATCCACGTTCTCGGTGATCGCTGCCAGCCCGGTCACGGTGCGATCCTGGATGTCGTTTACCTGTGTCTGAATAGATTTGTATTCCATTGTCGCCTCACTTGATCAGATCATGCACTGCCTGTTCGTAGATCTTGACAATCACATCCTTCGCTTTCATTACTACTCCCTGAAGTGTCCACCAGCGCCCTTTGTGCATCCACGCCTGCGGTCCACGCTTGCCAACCGCCTGGTCGCTGATCACCCACGGGGCGTAAACGATTGGGGTGCCGATCACCCCAACGATCGTGCTGCCAAGCTCTCTTACCTCAGTTGATATACTGGCACCCATTTTTTCCGTTCGCCGATACGTGCTCAACGGTGGCGGAGGTGGATACGGCGGCACTTCCGAATGCACGTATAGAATCGCCCTACGCGTTGCCTGGACGAGTGCCGGTTTTATTTCTGTTCCTATCCGCCCCAGCTCCTTACTCAGCTTATCCATGCCCTTGATTTCAAGTTTCATGCTTGACTTTGCCCATCGTTTTTGGTATCATAAAAGTGGTTCTGGGGTAGGATGTCGTCTCCTACATCCTCGAGAGAGGTCAAGATGCCGACGTGACGCACGGTGGACGGGACCATAAGCCGGGTTTTCCCGGCTTTTTTCGTGCCGATCCAGCGCTGCCTGAGCTGTCCACTCTCATCATATAAATATCTCTCACCCGCTCGGAATATGTTGTAAATCGCATGCAGTTGATTGCTCCGCCTGGAGTCTCTCAATTGAATAACTACCACAAGATAGGGTGGCTCTCCCTCTCTATGCGCCACAGATACAACGTGCGCCATCGTCAAGCCGCTTTTCAGCGAGCGAGGTGTCATTTCAATAAAATCGGGTCGCTCAATGGCTTTCCTCACCATTGATAGACGAGTATTGATCCAGCGAAAGTCTTCAGGATGTTCTCGCGCAATATACCGTACCTGTCCAGGCAAAACCCGCACATCATTTACCTGAAATGCTTCTCCCTTCAAATCAGGCAAAATATCCCCATACTGAAACGAGTTGACTCCCAGCTCGTATGCTTTGTCTTCTTTAGGATTAAATGCCGGAATCGTTAACACCACCGGCTGTAAATAACACCTGCACCGCACATGCGCTGGCGGCGCGCTTATCCCATCAAATCCAGTCTCGTCATCCAGGGCAACTTCCATACCGTCTAATGGCGCGCATATCTCACACACCAGCTCATCTTCGCCGGTCATCCACCGTTTGCCTTCGACTATCCCGCTTTCTCGCCAAGTCGCCAGATTGCCCTCAGCAAATGCCCGCGTTGTCTCAGTAACGCCTATCATCTCCGCCCGCACCGGTCCCCACATTGGCTCCAGCTTTTTGAGCAACACAGGCAATGGCTCACCGCTCCCGATCCACTCACTTAACTCCTGCTGCAAAAAATTCTTGCTGGTCTCTGTAATGCCCTTCACCAAGTCATAAGTGTATTCTTCCGCCCATTTTTTCACCGCCTCATTCACCAGCCGCCAGTCAACGCCAATACCGATCTCTTCCAAATCTGTTAGCGCCGACTTTGCGCCCTCTACTGCTGCTTTGCCAATCAACGGCGTTAGCAGCTCAAACAAACGCTCCCGTTCGTCCTCCCAAAACGATGTGTCCGGGAAACGTTTCGTGTTCACACCAAACAATAACTCAGCAACGCTAAGCGCCATCCGCCAGTTCCTTTTTGATTCGTTTGTATTGACCGGTCAAGTAGCCATCCATCGCCTCGGTGATATCACTCTCTGCAGACCGCCGGCTTTTATACTCAGTCTTACCGTTACTCTTTGCAGACTGCTTGATAGGCACTTCGACAACGGCCATCCCGCGCAGATACACATTGCCTGCTTTGCCCTTGTCTGGCAATCCAACTTCATCGCAGAATTCGTTCACTGTGATCGCGCCAGCTTTGAGCGCTTCAGTCGCCCGGGTCCAGCGCATATTGCGCTCTTCTTGTAATGCGTTCACCCGACTGAAGTCCCATTCTATGCTGATATCATCGCCGAATTCTGTTGCGAGTTGATTGATAATGACATCCAGGAAGTTAGCGTATAGCGGGATAAGGCTGTCTTCCCACCATGCCCGCCGCGCCTCACCGTAATTTGAGTACGTCGCCCGGTCTAATCCAATCTTCGCGCCAACCAGAATTGGCGGTATGTCCATCACCATGCAAATGCGCGCTTCGCTGCGTGCATCTAATTCGCCGAAGCCCATCTCGGCAAACGATAGACCGATCCTCTGATACTCAGCGTCCGAGTCCAACACAGCCGGTTCTAGCCAGTGCTCGAATCCGCCGTATCTCTCTCTCCATCGCCGCCGAATGTCAGCTACCTGGGTGTCTTGTAGCTTCTGCACGGTTTTTAACAACCCAGGCGGCGCGCCGCCTTTCTCGAAAAACAATCGCACATAATCCGTCACCGCGTTATCCACATCTCCTACCCGGGCTGCTACTGCCACAGGCGGCCAGCCATTGTAGAAATTGATCGGATCAAATAGCTTGAAATCCAACACATCCTCAGGCAGCAACGTTTGCGGCGACATTCCCGGCGGTGCATATTCGTACCCGCCAATCATAGATTGCGAGCTAGCTAGTGGTTTTACCCAATCTGGGCGCAACGGCCAAAGCTGCACCACCTGCCCTGCCCGGCTACGTACTTTTTCAAAGATCGCCCTGCCAGCTAATTTTTGATAAATAATCACCGCTGACCAAAAGTCATATTCACTCATAAACGGGTTCGGCTTCTGAATAAGACTTTTAAGTGGGTGTTCTGGTAATTCATTCCCATCGCGCCGCGAATAAACCTTTAGCTCCACTTGAGATGCCGTATTGGCTGCCTTATTGATACACGAAAATATCAGCTCGTTCTTGCGCCATCCATGACGCACCATGCTTTCGAAGTTAATCTCCGAATAGCTCGGCTGTCCCTCTTTCCAAGTTTCAACCAAAGTTGCCAATGCCTTCTCACGCCTGCCGGTCAGCCTATCCAAAAATCGCCTAAACATGGATACCCCCCATCGCTGACCCATTCCGCAGATCGTTCCAGCTCCAAAATGCTGCATCAACCAGGTCAAATGGTTTAGTCAACGGGAACCGCCTGAGCGCACGCTCTAAAATCAGATGTGTTCCATTTACATGCACAATTTTGCCCCGCTCATAGTCTGCCAGCATTTGCAGATTGCGCTCCACCTTGGGGCCATAGCCAGCCCCTGCTTTGTCCCATACCATTAGCGGCAACCAGGTCAGCTCGGGACGATCCTGCCGGATCTGCTCACACACCCGGTAATATACACTCTGCCAGGTATCCCCGCCCTGGTCAGTCTCAATCCCCACGTGATCGAACTGCAACTCGACTGCCTTGAGAATTGCCCTCTTTAGCGCGTCCTCCGGGCTGGTCACCTGCTCCCACGAGAACAAACGATAGATGATCCCATCTTCGCCCAATCCATCCGCCTGAATCCCTTGGCTGTCGCTCTGGTCAGTGCTGGTTACTGCCGGATCAACCCACACACAACCCCGTATGAGCACAGGCAGATCACTCCACTCACAATGCTGAAACTCAATATGATCCCAGATCCCACCTGGCGGTACATCTACCTCGTGCTGCGCCTCTTGCAGAAACGATGTCAATCCCCAGGTTGTCATCTGTCCCTGGCATATTTCGAGATTCTGCCCTTCCCAAGTCGCCTTGCCAGCCGTAATCACAAACTGCCCACCTCGCTGCTCATACTCTAATCCTTCCACCGCCGGATACGGTCCGCTGACAATCCGATCAGCGAGCATCTCTGCCCGCCCGTCAACCAGCTGCGCCGCGATGCTGTTGGGGTGTATGAGGTTTTGAATAAACAGCACTGCACAATCCACACTGCCGGCAGGCAGAAGCGAGGTTGATATTGTTTCGACTTTCTTGCGAGTCGTTGCCAGGCTATCAAAACGCTCGTCCACGTCATCGAAAATGATCAGGTCTGGGCGCTGGTGCTCCACCTTTGCGCCACGGCTGCCCACATCCAAGCCCAGAGCATCTATCGTCAATCCGCTGGCGGTCCGCAGTCGCTCCCGCCGCCAGCCTTTCGACGCCCCATACTTGCCAATCTTGCGTGATGCCAGGAGCGGGTGATAACGTTCCAATTGCTTGCTTTCCAACATTGCCCCAATAGTCTCTACGTGCTTGTCGGCCTTCTCCTGAGTGGCAGAGACATACCAGATGTATTTGCGGCTTCCTTTAGCTCCCACTCGCACACAAGCCAGCTCAGCACTGGATGATTTTGCTCCACCTCTCGGCCAGATTGCCACCAGTGGGCACGGACGCACACCACGCTGTATTCCCTCTACCCACTCCCAAAACAACACGTGTCTATCGGCAAATGGCGCGCTGATATACGCCGGGTAGATAGCTTTCAGCCAACCCTGCCAGCTCTCTGGCGCCAACAGGGTCTTAGTCCCCAGGCGTTTCCTGCGCTCCAGCTCCGCCAACGCTCTGACCTGCACTTGCGAGTACATGCAGTGGGTCCTCCCCATTTGCGATTCGCGCCAACTGTTCATCACTCAGTAATGAGAGATCAATGTTCAGTGTAGTCAACCTACCTCCAGTCTCTATCCCGGCTGCCAGTCTTCGCAGCTTCGAAGCCAGCTCCATCGCGTCAACCAGGAATTTCCCGTTTAGCGCAACTGTCATAATCTCTTTCCCACTTCGATCAACCCGAGTGCTGGTCTTGATAAACCTCGGCCCTTCTGCCAGGATCGCCTTAGACAATTCCAGCAACTCGCTGCCCACCTGCCATTCGTCCTCTCGCAACTGCGCATGGCGCTGAGCCCACTTGTCATGATCCTCAATCGCCCGCAGCTGCTCCCAGGCTGCAACCCGCGCCTGCCACGCGTAGTGTCCTGACCATTTGTCAAGCGTCGGCTTGCGCCTGGTCGGCGGATCAGTCTGCTGTCGGTATAGCATATGCAACTTTGCCAGACTACGCTTGAACCCCATCATGGCGTAGTCATACAAAGCACGGTTCGCTTTTGCCGATTCGCCATCACAGCGCGCCAGTGGGTCATCAGGATTAAAAACAAACTCGGTCATCGAAATCGTCGCACTCGTACAACATCAAGCGATACTCTAACCCACGGATGTAATGTCGTAGCAGGTTGGCGGTTTCTGTATCTGTCTCCTCAATCTTCGCCAGCGCCAACTCGATATCTTCCTTGGTCACCAATTTGGGCTGAGTTTCACTCATACTGGCTCCGCATAGTATTGACCGTTTAGAACCAGGCACACCCACTTGCCATCATACTGCCCACCCTTGATTTGCAACCATGTTGAGCACACTGGCGCGCCGGCTTTAATGTCCAGCACCTCAAACTCAGTATGAGAGGGCAAGTTACCTACGTCTGGAAAGTTGGTGCCTGGACCAGACCTTACATTCAAATACGGGGATGCAGTCACTCGATATTTCAATTTATCACCTCCTGGCGGTTCAGGCATGCTTATTCCAAATTCCGCCCTGAATTGCTCAAGCGTTCCAGGATATTCATCCAGATCAACAGTTGGGTCAACTATCCCAGGTATCGTTTCGCTCCATGACCGCTGCCAGATAACGTAATCCTTCCACAGCTTCGGCATAGTCGGCTTGGGGGCTGTGTTGTATAACCCGCCACTGCCCGGGCTCGCTACCCACAGCCTGGTGCCCAGCGTCGACTTGAGATACTGGTTGGCGTATGCCTGGTTGGTATAGGTCAGCGGCATTTGCCCGTTGACGCGGGGCAGGTTGTACACATGGTAGTCAAACGTCCGCATCGCCCTCCCTGGGACAC